GTAAATGCATTAACTCTTGGTCTTAAATCAATAATATCAGTTGCTCTACGATTGCCTACAAATGGTATATCATTTGAGTATCTCTCTTTTGTGTATGAATTTACTGAGAAGAAATCACCACTATTTCCACTTGCCACTTGATATTGATCAAATATTACTAATAATTGATTTGATGGTATGGCAGATTTTGCCTTTCTTACTATTTTTGAAAAATCACAATATTGTTTTTTATGACCTTTATCTAAATCATAATTATTCGTTCTGTCAATAAAGTTACCAATTTCAATTTGTTGTAATATTGATTCAATTGCTGATTCTTTAAATTCTACAACTTCACCAAGTGTAAATTTATTCGCATTAAGATAAACAAATCTAATTTCTGTTGCACTTGGTGCAGAAACAATTTGACCTATTGCCCTACTATCTTTCCCTACAATTTTTTCACCAATTATGGCATTAGTGTTCAATGATAGACCTGAAACAAATGTCAAAGCATCTAATATTGGTGCACTTGATGTTTTTGATTCATATACAGCAATTACTTTGGATACATCTGGGACATTTAATGATATTTCTCTATCTTCAACTCTTACTCCATACCCATCATGTATTGAGAGTCCATTCAAGGTATTTACTCCTGAAGTTCTTGTAATACCTAATTGTTGACTTCTTAGATAATCTTTTGATTTACTTGATGCACCAACCTTTTTCAAAGTTGTGTTAACAACAACTTGACTTGCTGTTGCTTCTTTTAAACCACTAAATGATACAACATTTCCATTATCAGAGATAGTAACTTGATCTGAGGTTAATGTCTCAATAGATCCATCTTGATAAGTAATTGAATATTTTTCAGCATCAAATGGTTCAAAAAATACACTTGTAATTCCTACAGAGGCATCAAATGCAGATTGAGAATTGATGCTTAAAGATTTGCTAGTTACATTTTGACCTACAATTTGTTTACTGATGATTAGATTAGAACCAGAAGTATCAACATTTGAAATAACTTGTCTAGGTAAATTTGAAAAAATACCAGAATCAGCGTTTATAATTTTTGGAACTTTGATTCTAAATGTTGAAGAAGTTGAAACACCAGATAATACAGCACCGTTATTGATGCCAGCAACTGTATTTGTTGCAGATAATGTAAGTGTCTTACCATTAGAACTAATATTTGATATTCTATTAAAATGTGGATCATTTGAAATACCATTATTAAATGCAATTATAGTATCAGTTTTAATTCCAATTCCTGCAAAATTGCGATTATTAACTTGAGCAGAGGTGTTTATTACATTCAACTGGTCTGTGAGTGAGAAACTAGGTAAAACTCGATCATAAAGTTTAGTATCCGCAGCAAAAGTTGAAATACCTGTTGTTCCAAAGGTGTCTTGATACACCATTTTGATGTCATCAGTGGTATATTGAAGAACTTCAACTATTGATGCATTTTCTGTTGATGTTTTTTCATTGAATATTATTTGCTCTCCATTAATAAAAGAACCAGTTGTTTGTGATACTGCTAATTCATTTACTCCAGTTGCATTTGCATTTTTTGCAAGATAACCAATTGCTCCACTTGCTAAACCTCTAACTCTTGTTCCCGCTACTTTACCAGCTGCATTTGTTAAAAGGTTACACTTTAAAATAGTAAATGTCTGAATATCGTATAAATGCAAATCCCACTCAGTTGTGTTTCCTGAATATGGTGCATCAGAAACACCGAATGAATATACTCTTGCCTCACCTATCTGTATACCATTAGTCCCTGCAGTAGTTGCTCCTCTTCTTTGATTGTATAATTGAACTACATTTGTATTTGTGCCACCAATATTTACAAAAGGTGATCCAATAACATGGTTAAGTTTTACTAAACTTCCCATATTAAATGGAATCGATGCTACCTTTATTGTTTTTGTATCTCTTGGTTTTTCTACATCAACTACTGTAGTTCCTGGTAAATATACATCAAATCCTCTTACATATGCCTTACCTGCTGATAATTTGTAGCACATTAAATCATCAGTTGGAATATTCCCTTTGTCAGTTAATTGATTTTCTGTATATAATCCACCTGATCCAACTTCATCATTTAATGAGTTTTGGCAATTGACACGGAAAGGTTCAACTGAATAGTTACCTGATTCATCATATGTTCTCTTTGCAAAATATTTTTTAAGTTCTGAATATACTGTAGAATCTTGTAATTTTTTAGTTTCACCATTTGTTGTTCTGAATAACTCTACAAAATTAGTATCTTCATAATCCTGTAATGCTTTCTTAGTTAATTTAACAGTGATTTTAAATCGATCAGCACCTGGTGCAGCAAAGTTTGTAAATCCTTTTGCATTATCATACAGAGATGAGTCATCATTTGCATTGACAATTTCTTCTAAAATTTCAAAACCAACACGATAAGATGGTGTAGTTGAATATGGTTCCAATACAATTAACGAAGTTGGAACATCAACAAATATTCCACGCATAAAGTATACACCTTTATTAACACCAAAAGCAGAACCAGTAGCAGTTGCGTTCTCAGAAACTAAAGTTAAAACAGTTTCTTCTATATTTAAGGTTGTATTACCATAAGTTAGATTATCCTCTAGTATGAGTATTTCTCCATCTGGAAATGCTGTGCTCTCTCCATCGTTTCCTGACTGATTATACTTAATAAAAATTGTTATTTCATCAACTCCTTCCTCTGGAGGAAGAATAAAATTTTTAATTGTTGCTACTATACCTGAACTTTGTCCTCTTACTCTTGTTCCCTTTCCGTTATTATTTGCAATTATTTCACTTAAATATACTGATACATCAACTCCTAAATGAGTAGAATTTATTTTTGCTGAGAAGTAAGTAGGATCATATTCAATACCACCAGGTATGACCATAGAACCTTCTTTAAAAATATGTTTACCAAAAGATTCAACTTGATTTTGTAAAAGAGATTGTAGACCAGTTAATTCCCTTGCTTGAACTGGGTATCCAGGTTTAAACAGTATTTTGTAAAAATTATTTGCCTTATCGAAATCATCATAATAAGGTGATATATTTAAGTTAGTCTTTTGTGGCATTTTTAGAATTCGAGTATGATTTTAATATCTTCTTTTTGTCGAGAGTTTCTAACAATCAAAGGTCTATTATCTAAGTAAACTATTTCACCTGACCCTTTATTTATCTCCGAATCAGATAACCCTGAAACAAAGTTAGTTTCTAAATTTATTAACTTATTGCCTGTTGGGTTTGTCGTAATACCTGAAAAATTAGAAAATATTGAACCAGAAAATGTAGATGTAGCACCTTTTATATCATTGGCATTAGTATCAGATTCAAATTCATACGATCTTCCAGATGTAGATATACCAGTATAGTCTGTTTGATCGTAAGTTGTTCTGTTAAAATTAAGAGACCTGTCTTTAAAATATTTTAAAACTTTAGTTTCAATATCATATGAGGCAACAAAACCAGTAGCAACTTTTCCAGTGTTAGGAGATATGGTTAAAACTTGTTTTATTTCTTCACCAACTTGTGGTGTTCCAGTTACACTGCTAAATTTAACTGCTTGAAGTGAAGAATATGTATTATCAGTATAAGTTACAGATGTTCCAACCTTAGTTGGATTTTTTACAATACCTACCTGTGCAAATTTAGTATCAATTGGAAAATCTTTAGTAGAATCATCAAATCTAGCATAAACAATTACTCTATCAGTTCCTAATTCAGTGTAAACATCTGTGCCATGACCTAAACCTGGTGGTAAGATGGGAATTAATTTTGCTCTTCCAGTTACACTTACATTGCTATTTAAAGTTCCTAAATCAACTAAAGCATAACTATAACCTTTTCCACCAGCACTAACAATAACATCGGTAATAGAACCATTCACAACATCTACTCTTGCTTTTGCACCAGTTCCATCTCCTATAATATCAACTTCTTGACTCAATCCATTTGCATATCCACTACCACCACTTTCAATATAAACATGTTTTATTTGATTTAAATTTACGGAAGAATCACCATTTTCACGAACTGCTCTTATTTGTGAATCAGTGCTTGAAGACCAATTATTTGGAACTGTTATGAATTCAGTAGAATCAAATTTAATAATATCGCTAGGAGAGACTGTAAACAAATATTTCCAAACAAATCCATCTCCACTATTACCTGCTTTAGATGGTTCTAAGTCTGTAAATGTTGGTTCATCTTGAGATACGTTTCCAAGCGGGTTATCTCCTGTTGAACCATTATCAATACAAATATAAACTTTGAAGTCGGAATTAAGAACGTAGTAGTTTGCATCATATAATCTGTTTGCAGCGGTTAATGGACTTGGATTTGAGGCACTATAGTCATCTCTATAAATTTCATATCTATTTCCAGATACCCAATCAACTCTTCTTATTATTCTTCTTATATTTGCTGATGATACTTTTTTACCAAACATCATGGTATCACCAGTATGAGATCTATATGAAAAACTATCTGTTGGAGCTGGTGTGTTTGAATTCCAATTTGAAGATCTACCGTAACCCACTAAAGTTCCTGATCCTGCTGGATTTGATAATCCTGCAAAAACATAGTATGAATTATTCGTATTTTCTACTGATTCTACAAAATTATTTGCGTTCAGAATTCTAAATTGGTCAGTAACAATTGCCGACATCTTAAAATTATACTTTTCTTTTTATTTATAGTGGTTATTTAATCAAAGTCCAAATACTCTTAGTGCACCAGTAGATCTTAGACCTCTTAAAGATGCTGCAGTATAATTTTTCCTTTGAATTGTTGGGAAGGTATTCAAACCTGAGTTAACTGTCAATCCAGTTACTCCAATCGAAATTGGACTAGTAGAACGAGTAGCATTGTATATTCTACCCCAACTTAATCGACCCAATGATTTAGATGTTCCAATACCAGTTGGATAATGGAAACCAGTTTCTGCAATACTTACATTTGAACCATTCTGAACGTTGCAAGTAATTACACCGTCTTCTCCGTTGGTTGAAATAGCATGAACCTTATAAACATTATCAAGGAATGTTGTTCCAACACCAACCACAGATGAATTGTGAGTATCTACAGAGACAACACCACTTCCAACTGTGGTATCCTTAATTAATAATGGATAACCAACCAATAAACTACTTGCAGTTTTTGTTGCTCTAAAGAAGAACTTAAGTGCGGTTTGTCCACTATTGGTTGTTGAACTAATCCCAGTTATAATTCCAGTAAAACCTTCAACATCATCAATAGATGTAATTTTTTCAGTTTGGAATGTGGGTAATTCTATAATAACATTTGGTGGGTTGGTGAATGTATAACCTAAACCTGGATTTACTATTGTAGCAGCAGATATTACACCATTTGTTACTGTTACAGTAGCGGTAGCAGTAGTTCCGACTCCAACAACTTTTTCAATTCCTACTGGAGATGAAATACCAATATCAATTGATCCAGAATACCCTGAACCACCACTTGTTATATCAATTGATGAAATAGTTCCAGCAGCGGATACAATAGCAGTCGCTGCAGCACCTACTCCGATACTTCCAGATGAAATTAGTGCATCTACTTCATTGATGGTAACACCATACTTATCAGAAGCTGACATGTAAAGTCCATCTTTACCACCCATTTCATAGAAGAATACTTCTGCATTATCTACAAAAATACCTCCTGTTCCAGTAGAACCTGATGTTTCAGTTAAATTTCCAATAATTTTTGCTGTTGGATATATTTGAGGTTCAATAGATGCTCTTGATTTATCAATAACTTCTCCATTCATAATTAAATCAACTTTTTGTTTAGTCCATCTAATTGGTTTTTCATTATTTTCATCAACTCCAAGACCTGAATAGATATTTGTTTCAACTAAATTTGAACCTAAAATATCTTTAATTACTCTTTCACTCTCCTGTGTAGTTGTTAAACCAACAGGACTTTTCATAACTTTAATTTCATCACCTGTTTTGACTGACTCTGCAATATCAACAATATCTACATCGACTCCATCTTGTCCTTTGTAAAAGAAAATATCAACATTATCATGATCATTTGCTCCAGGTGATGATTCTCCTGTTGGTGCTTCTGTGAATGTGAATGTAGTTCCTCCTTGGAACTGATATGATTCACTAGGTTTTTGTAATACTCCATTAACAAATATGAGTAATACTGCATCCAAATCAATAAGTTGTGATTGTGAATTTGTTTTATCTTTTTCAAAACTCAATAACTGTCCATTAAAGAATAGTGGGAATTTGGTTCTTGAACCATTTTGTAAATTTCTAATATCATCTATGTAATCTAATTCACCAAATTGCCATGATGAAAATTGATCATTAAATATTTGTAAAACTTCCAACTCAAATTCATTAATTGGTTTAGATAAGTGTGCTGCAGTAACTAATCCAACTGGTTTGAATTTATCACCTATTTTAAATGAGTGACCAGGTCTTGATATTTTAAAATTCGATATCTCGAAAGTTGTTGAACCAATACCAACTGTAGTTCTTGATGCACCAACTTCAACATCAATTAGTAAATTAGATCCAGTATCAGTTGTAGGACCAACTCCTAGTCTTGACACACCAACAACTGGTAGATTACTATATGATGGTTCTGGTATTATTATTTCTGGATTTACATAGCTAGTTCCTGCAGAAACAATGTTAAATGCGAGTGTTCCACCCACACCCACAGTTGCAGTAACGACTGCTCCACTACCAGCACCTCCACCAACACCTACCTGAAGTGTGATAGTATCATTAGTTTTTGCAATAATTGCAGTTTGAATACCAGCGATAGGATCTGAATTAGGGAAACTTGTTTTAGATACTGCTCTTGGATATGGGTGATTTGAGAAGAAATTATCTTTTGAACATTTGAATACAAGTCCACCAGTATCAATTCCAACAGTATCACTTGTTGTAAGACCGTGATTAGGTATTGTTAAAAGTAAAGTTCCAGTATGTGATGTATAAGTTGCATTCGTAGCAGTAAATGCGTCACCAGCAAAATTTCCTTTTCGTATTGATCCTATACCCGAACTTACAAATCTATGCTCATACGCTTGATCAGTAACTCCAATAGAAACAGAACCACCACGATATCCTGAACCAAATGTCAAATCTCCGAAGAATTCATAAGCTTCTCCACCACCAACATAAGTATGAGCTATTGTGCTTGGTCCTGCTTGAACTTCAAATGTTCTATCAGATACAATACCAACTACGAATAAACCTCTTTCATGATCTTGGAATATGGTTGTGGTAACACCACTATAACCAACGCAACTAAACTCTAGATTTTTTAATTTAACAGTATTAGGTCTTTCTAATGCAAAACCATGAACTTTGTTTGTTGTGACTGTAATAATACCTGATGTATTATCATATACTGCAGTTTGTATTCCAATATTAAAACCTGAAGAGGTTCCTATACCAACAATACTTGTAATACCACCAGCAGCATTTTTGAATGGTTTAACCTTTGCACCCTGTAAAGGAGCGTATCCGAGACCTGCTGTTGATCCTAATGATACAATGATACCACCTCTAGGAACCTGATTTTGATTTATATCAGATTCAGATACTATAAAATTACCATTTGTTGATGTAATACCAGTAAATTCAACAGTCGATATACCCGCAGTTGTATCACTAATAAATTCATAATTATTTCCAGTATTATTACTTGTTAAAGGAGTTTGAAATACACCATTAATGAATAAAACACCATTACCAACTCCAATACCAGATGATGTGTTTGCACCACCGACAGTCAAAGTATATGTTTTACCAATACCTGTAAAATTATCTGATATATCATCAAATAACATATTAGTAGAATAGTCACTCCTTAAGAAAGTTCTTCCACTAAAATCTGCCTTTACAAACGGTAAATTTGTATCATCTTTTCTTGATCTTGTATTTCCTTTTGGTGGATCTGTAAAGTATACTTTACTATCAACAATATTGAATGATCCTCTATGAACCCTTACACTCGCTCCAGAAGATATACCTGCTGCTGGTATACCTAATTGACCTCTTGTCACTTTTACACATGGTAGAGTCGCAATACCTAATGATACATCAGTTGCATCATTAATAGTTCCAGTGGGAGTGCTTGAAAAACCAACTTCTGTAACTGACATGAACTCATCACCAATCTTTAATAAATCTGAAGTTGTTATTGACGAGATTCCACTTAGCACTAATTGTGTTACTCCCACACCAATAGTGGGTTGATGTGTGAATCCATCAAAGACTCCAAATGTGTGAGTTATAGATGTAAATGTGATTGGTTGTTGAACAACACCATCTAAACCAATAATTGTTTTTGACAATTGTTTGGTCATTGACAATTTATGTAAATTACCAGAACCAGTTCCAGTAAATGTTACAGCAGATCCAGATGAAACATATTCACGTCTTGTAAATAATTGGAAAGTATTTTCATCTGTTACCTTGGCAAAAACAGTGCTTGGTAATATTGTAGTGACGACTCCTGCAACATTTGCTGTTGCACCAATTGATACAGCAGTGGCTGATACTCCTACAAATGATGACGCTGGTGTATAAGTTAATTGTTCATTTGTATTGAAGAAATGATTTGGTATTGTAAATATACCTGTGGTTGTGCTTAATATACCTGAATTTGTTGGGTCAAAAGTTTTTGAGTATATTGGTGTTCCTTCATATTTTAAATCAAATTCTACTTTATTTGCTCTTAATCCACTTAAACCGTCGTATGATGATAAGAATAGTTTTTGAGTTACAGTTCCATAGTTTAAATCAGGTGGAACATTTGAGAAATCATTTTCTGTATAAAATATTTGATTAAACGCTTGAACTTCAATTAATGATGTAAATTCAGAATCTGGATAAAATCTTAAATTTATGTTAGATCCGTCTATTTCTCCACCAAAAGTTCCAATACCAGTTGTAGAACCAGCAGATACGAAAGGATATTGAACAGTTAAAATATCGTCAGCGTCTCTTACTGATACTATTTGATGTATTGCTGAAGTTTCACCACATGATACTCTTACAAGTGATTTTGCAGAACTATCAAGAGTTTTACTAATTGTTCCATATGTAATCGTGCTTGCTGTTCCAGTTACATAATTAGACTCCAATCTAGCACTTCTTTCCGATCCTGTTGGTTGACCACTAACTGAGAATCTATAAGTTCCAATTCCAGCTGTTGTTGTTCCTAATCCAACTATGTTTGTTCTTATATTAAGTGAATTTACTCTATCATTTTCACATTGTAATTTAATAAAGTCATTTTCATATCTTGCTGTGATGACTCCAACAGAAGAATTGCTAAATCCACGTAAAGTATCAAAATATGTTTGAGATATTGTAGTATCAGTTCCATCAAAATCTATAATTACTTCATTATAATTAATTTCTTTAGTTACATTATCTTCAACAAATATATTTGCATAAAGACCATTAAAATCAGATTTTGAAAATTGTGCTATTGTAGTAGTTGTAATTCCAGAAGGTGCACTACTTACTCCAATATTAACACCAGTCAAATCAACATTTCCAATTGAATTTGTTGCTATACCAACTAAATCAGTATTAAAATCAATTTTTAAAATTTTAATATCATGATCTTTTGTAAATTCTTCAGTTGGTGTAAATATTAAATTTTTAATTCCACTAGAATTAATTTCTGTTGTAAATTCACCGAGTTCTAATGTTGTAAAATCAGTTGTTTTTTGAAGTAAGTAAGCATCATCAGTTGTGGTTAAAACTATCAATTCTGAAAACTGAGTATCAAAAGTATCTGGATCAATTATTTGAATTAAATAATTTGCATAATCCTCAGTTAATTCTTCAATAACAGTATTATTTTCTTGAAAACCAGTGCTTGAAAACTTACTGCTTATATCATCATGAACTAATACTCTATTTGTTTTACATCTTGAAAAATCTGTTAAAGATTTATTAGATAGTTCTATAAATTTAGATCTATTTAATCTTGTATCAAAGTCTGTTACTAAATCAAAATTATTGATAGCATCGACTCTTTGTTTATCTTCTAATCCAATAATATTAGCTACATCAAGAACAATCAAATCTTTTGTCAGAGCTGTGGTTCCTACACCAACTGATACCTTACTTTCAAGAGACGTGTCCGCAAAATTTTTCAATCCAGCAGGATGAACTAAACGATTTAAAGGATTTACAAATTTATCCCATTCTATTGTGCTTTTAACTGTGTAAGATAAATTTTGATAGTAATCATTATCTGGTATCACTTGATAATCTTGATTTAATTTACCAATATCATCTAACCAACCATATTCTTGACGATTTGAAAAATCTGTTTTAAATTTTGCTTTATTTCCAACAATACTTGTTATCTCAGCAGAAACACCAGTTAATCTACCAGTTATTCTATCACCTTTTTTAATTTCAAATTTTCCATCAATTTTTATATAATCATCTCTAATTTCTACAACAGATAAATCTGTAATTTTACCATCTATTACTAACTTTTCATTTAATTCAAATTCACCTCTTGTTAGTGTTGGTTCGATTACTGGATAATTTTCCCTGTTAATAATAGTTGCGTATCCTGATTGAAATGTTTTTGCAATACCTGGATTAGTGGTTAAACCTGCTAAACTAAATTTAAGAATTGCTTGTGTTCCAGCAATATAGTCATCAATAGTGAAAAATTGATAATTATAGTTTTCAGAGTTAAATCCGTCACCTTCAATTGTAGTATTTGTTGAAATACCACCTTGTGTAGCACCAACACCTGTTTCACCGATTCTTTGAATACCCTCAACAAATATTTCATCCCCAATAGCAAATGGTTGTGGATCTCTAAAACCATTCATAGGAGTTTCAAGGAAACAAGTTACTAAACCAGATGAACTAGATTGTATTGAATTTATGCCAACACCATTTGAATTATTGATTGCAATTATAGAGTGATTAACAGAATCTAATCCTGTAACTGGTGCAAGAATCTTAACTTCTGATATTGTTTGATTCGGTGCAATTGCAACTAAAGATGAATCATTTACTAATTTATTGCTTATTGGATTGAATACAATTAAATTTGGTGCATTAATATAATTTTTTCCACCTTTAACAATAGTTGTAGAATTAATTACATCAAGATTATCAATATTTACTACTGGTGATATGAATGCCTCTGGACTTAAAGTTTTATCTGATGAATATTCATATCCAATATCAAGTATTCTAACATCTTGTATTCTACCGATTGATGTAGATACAGCGACAATATTTGCATTACTACCATTTGTGCTAGTAACCGATTTAAATTTAGGAAGTTTTTTATAGTTAAATCCAGGTGAAATAATTTTAAAATCTTTGATAGCACCATTCACATTTGAAGATCTGGTAGAATATTCTAATTTTTCACAATCAGTGCTCAAATATGTTGTTAATTCAGGAACTAAAGGTGAAAATTTAAATGTCTCATTAGTGACATCAAATATTTCATATTCTCCAATATAAGCACTGTCAATAAATCTTATTTCTGAATAATTTTTAACTCCAGTATCAGATGTGCTTATAAATCCACCTTTTGATAATCCGTAATATAATTTTTCTGGTGTTGATTCTGTAAAATGGATACTTAATTGAGCACCTGATATTCCAGCTGTTCCAACACCAATTACATTAAATGTTGATGAATCTTGAGAACTTAAATATTCATTAGTAAGATTTTCATCATAAAACAATTTGAAATCAAAATTAGATAATGTTGTGCTTGACAATCCAAAAGTTAATTTAGAATTTTTTACAACATCTATTCTTGGATTAATCAATGCTATTGATTGATTTGCACCTCCAGTATTGGCAGTTATTGAAAGTGTTTTTATAGGAGTTTGACTTAAATCAGTGAGTGTTTCGGCAAATTGAAAATATCTATCACTAATTTTATTAACATAGTAACTACCTGTTGTTAATCCTGTTGC